TTTGCTCAAAATTCTAAGTTTGTCATTTGATCCTAAAGACACCCTAGATATCCCTAAATGCGTCAATACTGCCTTTTGTGATTTATTTTCGGGCCATCCGGATATAACTCCAATCTCAAATCCAGCTTTTCGCAAATTAAATACACCCATTCCATCTTTCGAATTATAATGTTTCATGGCATTTCCATTTGCATCAAATGCAATAGTACCATCCGTAAACACTCCATCAAAATCAAATACAACCAGTTTTATTTTCATTATTTATAGAATTTTACTATAACTATGAATATTTTTCAGTCAAAAATTCATAATCTTCGACAGTATTCAGTGATATTTCATTATACTCAACCGTCTCATAACTTTTTATTTTATAACCATGTTCCAATATTTTTAATTGCTCACAATCCTCTGATATTTGTAATGGCGTATCTGACAAATCTCCGTATATTTTCAATTTATCAGTATCATATACATAAATTCCAGTAAATGTTTTATACACAAAATCTCTATTTATTTCACCATTTTTGTTCCATGGTATAATATTCCGAGAATAATAAATGACATTATTATTCATGTCAACAATTACTTTTAAGGATGCAGTTGATTTCAAATAATCTTCCGTATTTTGAGTTTCATGCAGTGTTGTATAAAATAATTTGTCGTCGTCACCGTCAGTTTCCAAATGTTTGCCAATACAAAAATCTATATTTTTTGGAGATATAAATGGTTCATCTGCTTGCACATTTACAACAATATCATAACTCACATCCAATTTACACAAATTTTTTGAAATCCGTTCAGATCCATTTTTATATTCGCCTTCTGTAATAATAACTTTACAATCGAGGTCCGAAACTTCTTTCTCGATGACGATATTGTCCGTAAACACATAAATATTTTCATTTTGTGCGTATTTTGAGTCCATGACTCGTTTTATTGTTTTTCGGATACATGATTCTCCATTTACTGGCAATAGTAATTTGTTTTTGAGACGCGTCGATCCAAATCTCGCAGGCACACAAAAACATATTCGATTATTCATTTATATAGATGAATAATCGATAAACCTAAAGAACCAATCGGTATATATAATGAAAATCGCAATTGTCACATCATTTCCTTCACATTTAGAATGTATTGGTTATTTGTTAGAAATCCTTCCTACTATACCCGACGTATACATAAATAAAGATCCTCATCATGATATAGAATACTTTAAATCGATTTATAATTTTAATTCCCAACATATAAGCAAACTTGATGAAAATGCGTATGATTTTGTTATAAAACTATCATCTAATGACGTTTTTAATATTAAAAATACAAATAAGCAAATATCATTACTACATATTAGTGGATGGGATCCACCGACCACTAAACACTATATAACTCTCGCACCCGAATCCATTGTCACCACTAAACATCATTTTAAACACATATTACCAGTTTACAAAGGAATTACATCAACAGATCCACCAAAAAACACGATCGTCTATATAGGTGCATTCGCCGACAGCTATTTAGACGATGACTTGATTAATTTTATAAAAGAATGTGCCAAAATCAATTATAATTTTATATTTTGTGTAAATGGAACTAATATTTTTGTAAATACAGCATTGTTTAAACAATTTAACAATGTAACTGTAAAATGCAATATAAGTACTCCTGAATTAATAAATTTAGTGAAAACTTCCAAATATATATTGTGCAGAAAATATCCCCATCAATCACGTAAAGTATTTTCAGGTTGTATTACAATCGGATTATCACATGATATTCCATTTATTATGCAACAAGAAATATCAGAATTATATGGGAAATTACCATGCTTAAGTTTTAACAAAAATTATTCAGAAATCATTGATACCCTAAAAATACAAACTGAAAAAGAATACAATATCCTAAAAAACAACCATACAACCGCTAAAAATGACGCTATTGTGAAAGGAAAAGTAATTATTTCAGATTTTTTAAATAAAATCCGATCAGATAGCACTAATTATGTATCAACAAATAAAGAAATTATAGGAAATTACGATTTTTATCCAACTCTGGACTCTAAAGATCATGATTTATGTCATGTACGTGGTTGTAATTTGCAGGTTTTAAAAGAACTGGCAAATTCATACGATAAATGTGTAGCTTTCAATACATATGGGTATCTAAAACACAAAGTAGATACAAACAATTTGATAATGTTACCAAATTGCACAAGCAACATACATGGATTGTATGTAAAACGGACATAATTCACACCAAATACCATATATTCCAATTTTGTCGCGATTCTGATATCGATTTGCAGATTTCGTCCACTTTGCCCAATTTATCAGCAGTGCACGTCAACACCCGTTCGTGAAATTCCCTTGTTGCTATCATATTCTTCGATTCTTGGTACGAATATGCGCTGTTCAAGTATCCGGATGAATCGGTACATCCGGGCACTTTTTCTTTTTGTGGTAGTCCCGCCATCTCATCGAATATTATACAGTCAATATTCGATCTTTGTAGCAGCGAATTTAGCACATAATTGATATTTATGGGTTTCTCGAACATTGACGCCGAGTGGACATTCAGCACCAATGGCGTTTGTATTTCTGTCATGATTTTTTGTAAAAGGGTTCGTTTTCCGATATCTGCCGCATTTTTGTCTCCGACATGTATGACTGTGACACCCGGTAGACATTCTGCTATTAACTGTTCGCACAATTCTCGTTCACTTTGATTATAAATCACCACTGTCACCAATTTCTCGATTTCCATGGCATTAAATTCCCGCATCAATATCATTCGCAGATTTTGTCCCCAACCGTGCGGCACATCAGTTCTTTTAATGGTGCATAATTTCCCCTTGATGATTGTTTTAAAAGAATCCGACGGAAAATCGTTTTTGACAGGAATACATTGATAATTCTTGGGTATTTTTTTGTATGTCACGAAACTTTTGTCGATTGTGTTTATGAAAAAAGAATGGGTGTTGGATTCTGATGGACCAATGTAAAGTTCCTGATAAAAACCAGGGGCCATTAATTGAGGCGATTGTTTTAATTTGTCACTTATATTATACTCGTTACAAAAAGTTTAAAAATTGATTATTAATTATATAATCAATTTTACAAATACGAAATTAACACAGTAATTTAATTTACAAACTCATCAACCAATACATCCGATAATTCCGCATTATCAATGGGAGTTTTCGATGCTACAAATACACAACGAGCCAATCTTCCCATATTGGTGGCCGGAAATTTCAACCTAAAATCCGGATGTTTTGGTTGGGATTTCGATATATAAACATATTCAAAATGTTTCTTTAGTTCCGAAAACAACCAATCACGACCCGGACGACATCCCATTCCATCAAATGCCTGATTTGCTGTTCCTTTATTCTCAGCAACCAAATTCATTTGTCCATTATCGGCATGATTTACGCATGTCGACAGCACCATAAAGTCATTACACATATTCGCCATATTCTTGATGAATAATTCCGGTTTATTTAAATGATAGAGCAACCCATAGCTAAAAATCACATCAAATTTACCCAATTTTAGTACATCATCGGTATTTAAATCACATTGAACCAATTTACGGTTTTTGTTTACAGAATTTTGATGATGAAGATCAAGAAGATCTTGACGAGCATCGGTCGATGTAATATCAATTCCTTCATATTTTTCGAGCCATGTTGTAAATGCACCAAGTGGTCCACATCCAGTTTCAAGAACTGTCTTATTCTTGAAATCGAGAGCTAATCGATCTAAATGTGCGATTCGTGCACTATTTATGTTATGTGCATCGGTAGATTTGAATACCTGCATTATATTTAAGGCCTTTTTAACAAGAAAATCGGCGACATTTTACAGATGATAAAAATTTCCAGTTTTAAATCTATCGTTTGTAAACCAAATGTTTTCTTCTTGGTCGATTGATTGTCTGTTGGATTTATGTACAGAAAATCCACGTTCCGTTAAATAATCAATCGTTTCATTCTTTTTTGATGAATTTTTATACAATTCATAATCTGTGATTTGTACCTCGAGAACAATTTCACGAATATCGGAAATTCTGTCGCCAGCCGATTTTACAACATAAATATCATAACCTTGCGTATCAATTTTCAAGAAATCAACATGGGCGATTCCATTTTCATTCATAAATGTATCAATACGCATTGTTTTCACGTCATATGTATCCTTGGTAGTTAATATCGGCATATGTGAACCACCATTGTTCCATTTTTTGGTGCCATCCTCATCAAAAGGCAATAATGATGAACAAGCATTGTAATTTGATACATAAAATGTAGTAGACCCGTCGGTTTCTCCGATTGCAGTTTCATACAAATATACATTTTTGAAATTACCTAATGTACGTTTTGCAATCGCAAAATTATCACGTTCAGGTTCAAATGCATGAACAATGGCATTTGGATATTTTGATTTCCAAGATTGGGTTGTTGATCCCTGATGTGCACCTACGTCGAAAAATATGGGAATGTGTTCGTTTTTCATTATAATACTTTCGGCTCTATAAACGAATCGCTCATATAATGTCGAAAGTACCCATTTCATATCCATATGTAGACCGCCAACCCATAAAAATCACCACAGAAACACAAAAATTAACCGGATGTACTTGGCTCAATACAGGACGCGTATGGGATCTCGATATCACCCAGTATTTTCACGATCAATGTAAAAAAGTCGAATCGCCCATTATTTTTGACGTGGGTGCACAAACTGGATCCTTTACATTAATATCCAAATTTTTACCGAAAACTGCCCAAATGTATGGCTTTGAGCCACTTCCAACATCATTTAAATGCCTACAGGACAATTTGAAGCTTAATGAGTTGGGATCGCCCCGAGCTCAAGTTTATAACTGCGGATTATCAAATGTTGTGGGCGAAACGGTGTTAAAAGTTCCAGATCACAAAGGATTATGTACCATGGGTGAAAATCCTTTAAGATTTCGTGATTATGAGTCTGTAAATGTGCAGACAGATACAATAGATCATTTTTGTGAAGAAAATAATGTGAATGGCCTCGATTTTATGAAGATTGATACAGAAGGGTGGGAATATTTTGTATTGAGGGGAGGTGTCAATACCATAAAACGATACAAACCGGAGATTTTGATGGAATGGAATGCACAAAATATGGAGCAATGTGGCGTTAATAAGGATGTATTTATGAGATTCATAACTGATGAATTAGGGTATACAGTCCAAAAACAATTCAGAGATGATATCTATATAGTCACTGGGCACAGTGACTCGATTGGGAGCGTATGCTCCCAATCTTCATGAGTGAAACAGCGGAGCTGTTTCACGAAATCACACTAGCGAATGTCCGCGTGCGAAGGCGAAGCCATAGCAAACGCGAACATCGCTACTGTCATTTATTGTATCCATTATACATTTGTACAACCAAATATAGTAGCAATCGTGACAATTGATACTACAAAAATTCTATATGTGTATATTTGATAATACAACTGTTCATATATTCATTAATAATTTCAAAAATAACACAATTTATTAATGAACACATCGACTATAATTTTGTCTACTTTTGTCGTAATTTTGCTTATTGGGCTTTCAGTAACTCTTTTCTTTTTACTGGACCCAATGTACAAATGCAACAAAAAGGGATCCACTCCTCATTATGATTATTCGTCGAAAAAATGCGTTGAATGTCTCAAAAATGGCGATTGTGGGGCCGGGATGATATGTTCTGATGACGGGTCGTGTGTAATGACTCAAAAAACCATTGGAAATCCGGTAGAACCAAATTGCCCCCCTAATGTCCAAATTTATGACAAAAACACGAATAAATGTGTTCAGTGTCTCAAAAATAGTGATTGCGATACTGGGATGACGTGTTCTGATGATAAATCGTGCATTGAAGTTCCCACTCCCATCGGAAATCCGGTAGAACCAAATTGCAACCCTAGTGTCCCAATTTATGACAAAAACACGAATAAATGTGTTCAGTGTCTCAAAAATAGTGATTGCGATACTGGGATGACGTGTTCTGATGATAAATCGTGCATTGAAGTTCCCACTCCCATCGGAAACCCTGTACACCCAGATTGCAACCCTAGTGTCCCAATTTATGACAAAAACACGAATAAATGCGTTCAGTGTATGACAGATTCCGATTGTGCGTCCGAGCAGCATTGTTCTTCGTCGAATACTTGCGTTGTCTACCAAACAAAAACTACATCCACACTTTGCGGAGATCTAACAGTTCCAATTACAAATTGCAGCGGTGTAGATTGTGTATGTCCTGGACAAATTTGTAAAAAACCCAATGGAGATCAATATTTATGTGCTCCCAATATTAAAGGACCGCCCAATAAATACGAATGGCGAGCAATGGACGGACATTTCGATCTAATATCTTGTAAACAAGGCAAAGATGGTAATTTAACAGATATATACTATTGTCCGTCCAAATGTGAAAAGGCTACAAGCGTTGATTCCAATAATAATATATTTACTTGTAAAAATAAACCATACACTGTAATAGGAAGTGACAATAAAAAATATACATGTAAACCAGATCCTAAAAACAATTTATTATGCTGGGTCAATTAAAAACTACATGTCGACATCATAATATATCGTCATCGTCGCCATATGTTTATAATAATTAATGGAGCGTAAGCTTAAAGAATTGGTTGATAGTGCGAAATCACGGATTGATCTTTACAAAGCTCCTCGAAAAGCAATCGAATTGGCCGTCAAGAATCCATGTGGCGTTCGTCAATCTGAGTGTTCACGCAATCTCAATGTCGCAATCGTTGCAGCACCTTGTCATGGATTCGGTGATATTATTTTCGCGACCAAATTTGCCAGATACATAAAATATGGATTTTCTGGGAAACTCGGAGGATATTCTAAAAAGGTCACCATTGTGACTCCATCCCCTGATATGTTTACAAAATTGGGGGTCAAAGACGTCAAAATAGTACCTCTCAAAGGCGGATCTCAACAATGTCGCCGTCTCAAATCGTACAATCGCCCCAAAAACCTCAAAAAATTCGATTTAATTTTTGTGGCACCTCTTATGGCCGACTTTAAAATCGATTACACTGATGTAAAGGCTCTATTCAAAGAATCAACACCCTTCAATACGATATTTTTGTCGGAATATCAAGCTAGACGCTCTATCGATTATGATTTCGCGACAGGATCAGGACCCAATCACGACGGACTGTTATTTGATGGATTGAAATCATCAGCAAAATTAAAGACACTGGGTCGTGAACCGTATGCTCTTGCATATATCGCAAAAGACGTCGGCATACCTTATTGTTTAAGCAATTTTGTAAAAATGATTGTCGCGAAATATCACAAGAAATACCACAATTTACAAATAGTAATGCCTGAATGGGGTATTACAGAGCTATCTGACAATGCCGCACTCTTTAAATTCGTAAAAAAATACTATCCAAATGTAAACCTGAAAATGAAATCGGGAACCATTAAAGCTCCATCGGGGGCCGCGGCAACGTCCACCAAAAATAACAACACATTGACATTGAGAGGAGATATATTGCCTGTTTCACGCCCTGATATGCTCAGTCTTATAAAATACAGTATCGAGGACATATTAATAACGGGAGATCAGTCGATTACCGACGTAATTGATTGTTGTCAACAAAAAAATATATGGTATCAAACAGTACCCTGGAAATCAAATTTCGCGAAAAGTCTTGCCGCAGAACTTCCACAAAAATATCTGGGTCGGGCATCGACTTCATGTGGAACTTTGAAAGCTATAAAATGGAACCGATGGAAATCCGCAACTTTTAAATCAAGAAATGATTTCCGGAAAAAATCCAAAAAACGACTAGATGCAATTTTCAGAGCAGCTACCGAAGCCAAAAATAAAAATTCAATTGTCGGAAAATATTTAGATTTAATGGATCAAAGAGTTGGGAAGAAATCACTGGGCGCAGTGACTCGAGGTAGAGCGCGTTGCACTCTCCTCTCATGAGTAAAACAGCAAAGCTGTTTTACGAAATGTCGCTAGCAGTGTGTAGATTGCTGCACTCCGGCGCTTGCGCCTCCGTTTACATCTACACCTGCTACTGTCATTTATTGTGTCCAAACTACCAAAGTTCAAAAAATGATTATATACATTATAATCATTTTTACAAATCCATTGTAATGAGTACAATAAATGACAGTGAGGGTTAAGCGGAGGCTCTAGCCGGAGCTTAATCCCTCAGCGTGATTCACTGCGCCCAATATAGATATGCCAGAATTATAAGCATGATCAAATAAAGCAACGTAATGACTCGTAAACATTCTCAATAAATTCAACAAAATTGATTTCATCAAACCCAATGGTCGGACTTCTCAAGATGAAGTAAGCAATTGACCATAGAAATACCAGATATGCCAAATAAAGCAACCTCATGACTTGTAAATATTCCCAGTGAATCCACCAAAAGTGATTTTTCTGCCAGATCTCATCACATTCCCAGTTTATCATCAACTACATCCCAATCTTCACGAACTTACTAAGATGAAATCTTATGAAGAGTATGCAAAAAAATGGTCAGATGTTGCAAAGAAGCATCTGCTAGGAAAAAAGATTGTTCTTATTCGAGGCATGACAAAAGAAGAAAAAGAAGGATTTGATTGGTACAATCGCTATGTTCCAATTATGCAAACTGATGCAGGTGATCTCATTATTTTTTCAGCTGATGATGAAGGTAACTGCGGTGGTGCTTTTTGTTCTAATGATGACGATACTATCGTTAATCAAAAAATTGTTGATATTAAATATCACGAAAATGAAGACTTTCTTAAATCCCCTGTTGAATTGATATTTGAAAATGAGAATTCTGTAATTCCTTGGAGTGATCCAGAAGGCAATGATGGAGGGTCATTGTACATTCAACTTAATAATGAACCAGACCTTGTTATTATTCCTACAATCAAGAAGAGGAGAAAGATCTTAAAAACAGGCTTCAAGAAGAAGGTTGATCCAATGTCCGATTTTCAACAGTTGCTGAACATGTGTTCTACCCCAGTTGGTTCCAGTTCAAAGACACATTTCAGTGCAAAGGACCCGATTACCGGCAATCCTCACTTTGTGTTCGCAGTATGCAGCGATACCAATCGGATGGGCGCTACACATTTCAGAATTGGTACGATCCCAGCCAACAAAAACCACATTGTGTGGAGCAAACCCAAAAAAATGACAAACATTACAACACACAATACTACATTTGGTACTACACATGGCCATCCATATGTGCATCACAACACTGACAATGGTGTATTTGTACAATTTCTCAAAGAATACCACCCCAATGACGAAATCACAAGTCTCACTGAGGGCATCAAAAACCTAAAAATGACCGAAGAACCAGCAATGCTTACAAAACAAACAACTACATGCCTCATCAAACCAATTGATGCGGCCGAGTGTGCTGCAATCGATCCAAATATCGATTATTTTGGAACAAGACAGCCAACTACAGCAGAATCACTAACCCAACTTTCATTTTCATTCAAAAAGAAGAATCATTGCAGTGAGCTCCAGATTGTCACTGACGATCAACAGCGTTTGTCAATGTATTCGATGGGTATTCCACAAAAATTGAACGCTAGAAATTGTAACACTTGGAATATAGCAACACAGGGTACCGAGTATAAGTTACAAACACAAATGACGTCCAAATTGTCAAGAAATCTATATAATGGCAGCGATATTGAATGCATTGTATTGAAGAAATACAAAGGAAAACTATCGAAAGAGATGGAAAGCCACCTGATTAGTATGTTTGCAGGACTCAAGGATGAGTATAAGACTATCCCAGAGTGGATGAATCTAGTGGAGCAGAGTCTGTGTCGTCACGACGAAACATAAACCCCAACTCAGTTAATAATATACACATTTTGTATATATTTATATTTTAAATATGATATAAATATTTCAAGATTCATGAGAATGTCTAAATCATTTTTTATCACACATTTAATCGATGCTGTTATATAATGTATATAAAAAATTACATATATCATCCAAATTCAGTAATTGGAAAAGGTTCATCGTGTTTAGTATACAAGGGATATAATATACATTCAGATAAAACAGTTGCCATCAAAAAAGTCCAAAAAAATCAATGCAGAACAGAAGATATCGTTCGATTGAAATCAGAAGTCATTCTCGTCCAATCATTAAACCATCCAGGTATCGTAAAAATCATAGAATTCATCGAAACAATCAATCATTTTTATATTATTATGGAATATTGTAATGCGGGGTCGTTATTTTTCTTTAAAACTCACAATTCCACCCATTTCACAAATTCAGATAATATGTCAGAGTTTATAGATCAATTATTAAGTATCATGAGATATTTACATGCTCGAAATATAATGCATCGTGATATAAAACCCCAAAATATACTAGTTGTAAAAAATTCAGACGCAAATTGCCCATTTACATTTAAATTATCGGATTTTAATTATGCGACGCGGGTTTATGACAAGGAATTAAAAAGTTCTATATGTGGTACTCCATTATATATGTCACCAGAATTGCTTACACAGACTCGATATACAAATAAATCCGATTTATGGTCAATAGGGCTCGTTTTATATGAAATCGCATACGGAAATCATCCATTTGCAGGAGCTACCGATATTATTGAAATAAAAAGAATGGCAGCAAGCAAAGCGTCATTTAAATACAATGATAATGTCATTGATCCATATTTCAACCAATTGATGCGGAAATTGTTGACATCGAATGTAAATGAGCGAATTGATTGGGTTGATCTATTTAAATATCATAGCGGAGTGGAAGATGGATCACTATTAATGGAACTTGAACAGCAACATCGCGAATGCCGCCAACCCGATTTTTCGGAGATTTCTAAAAACACTAATAAATTAACGAAAATAATATTAAAAATACCAAATGTTATAAGACATATATATAATAATGCAAATAATGCAATATATAGTAGCGATTGATATGAAACATCTTGTTCCTGAATAAAACGGCACAGCCATTTTATGAATACAAAAATTATAAATAAATTTAATATAGTCACATTAATAAACTATATTAAATGTGAACGCACAAAAATATGTATTCATAAGAATGATCGCTACTATATATTTATATATTCAATAATATTATAGTCCAACTCAGTTATTAAACGACATAGTTTGTATATATTTGAATGTTATTTAATATACAAATATAGTAATTTCACGGCTATAATTATCTGAGTTGGACTTTAACAAATTTAATTTTATATTATTATAGTCCAACTCAATTATTAAACGACATAGTTTGTATATATTTGTATGTTATTTAACATACAAATATAGTAATTTCACGGCTATAAATATCTGAGTTGGACTTTACAGTCTTTATTATTATAACTATAAAATATGCGGGGATCCGTTATTAACAGTTTTACAATTTCATGATGTCCAAATTCTGCAGCCTTTCGAATTGTAATATAATCATCAACACTGACATCAACACGTAGATCCTGTAATAACAACTTTACAACATCAATGTGTCCATTTAATGCAGCATTTTCAATAGCATCATTATGGCAATCACTGGGATCTACACGTTTATCCGCTAATAATATTTTTATAATTTCCAAATTTCCAATAATTGATGCATTTCGAATTGCGTCATTCTGGCAATCACTGGGATCTACACGTTTATCCGCTAATAATTGTTTTACAACATCAATATCACTATTATGTACAGCATCTCGAATATTTTTACAAACATTTTTACGAATGTTTTCATAAAACATCATAACCACTTACATCAATTATGTTTGCTACCGTATTTTTCACTTTATTCTGCACAGTTAATTATGAACATGTATCCAGATTTAATATAATCTATTAATGTGACTATATTAAATTTATAGGCCAACACAGTTGGACTTTATATATTTTTTTAGTATCATTTAAAAATCATCATCTAATTCGAAAGTATTATCCTTAGCCTGTGTATCCGGTTTTTTGTATTCGGCAACCTGTCCAGGAACATCGAAAAAGTTTTCCTTGTTTGGTAAATTAATGAAATCCATCCAATCAAATGGGTTCTTTACATTATACAGCTTGGATCCTTTGTAGCCAAGCACAGTCATCAATTGATTCGCGGTATACTGTACATATTGAATCATATTATTGGGATTAATACCCACAAGGTCAACATTCAGTGATTCCTTTACAAAGGTCTCTTCGATTTTTACAGCATCCCGTACAATTTCACTAATAATATCCCAATCAAGCGGATATTCATCGGGTGATTCGCGTGTCAATATTTTAAACAATTCGCATGCAAAATCGCGATGAAGACCCTCATCGCGTGCAATTAGCTGATTACTTTTCATTAATCCCGGTAGAACATCACGTTGCTTGTAATAATAAATACTCGCAAACGCCGATGAAAAGAAAATACCCTCACTGCACGCAAAACCAACCAACCTTTCAATAAATGGAACCTTGTCCGCATCCATCCATTTCATCATCCATGCTGCTTTTTCCGCAACACACGGATAATTTTGGATGGCATTTGATGCTCGCTCACGTTCTTCACGATCTTTGATAAAAGTACGGATCAAATCGGCATAAGTTTCCCAATGAATAGCTTCAATCCCCTGTTGGATACCATAAAATGCAATTACCTCTGGAATATCAATATCAAGGCTGAAATTCGCATTTAAATTCTGTAGCACGATACCATCGGCCTGAGAAAAGAATGATAAGGTATAAGTTAGGAAATGACGGTCATTATCTGTTAATTTTTCATTCCAATCCGTATAATCGTCGGTAAGGTCAATTTCGGCAGGCACCCAAAATGCATCGCGCTGTCTCTTATAAAATTCCCATAAACTTGGATATTGGATATCAACAAGATTGTAACGTTTGCCAGATTTAGAAATTTGATTATCGGATTGGACGACCATTAAAATATAACGACCATTATTTTTTTATAATCACTTTTGCGGGGATGGCTACCACCGTCGCCTTTAAATTCTATCAATTATAGTGAACGTTTTCAAACAACAAATTCATAATATCATCATTATATTCATAATATCTCGAAATTATGGTTGCTGCATGTATAATATCTTGATTATTATCATATTCTAATAATAATTGTACAACTCTAATATCCGGAACGAACAATTGGGACCTTTCAGAACCCCTTTTCAAATAAACTAATAATGGGAATTTGTCAAAAGTATTATAATCATACTCATCATCTTCCTCGCTATTGGCCTCTGACAAATAATTATCTATCTCCTCTCCAAGCAAATCCGGCAGATTATATTCTACTGAATTGTCTCTATTGGATGGCATGTATTTCAATAACAATCGCAATGTATCCAATGGTACTTTGTTGTCACCACTGACTAGATAAATTAATGCATCATATCCATTTTGATTTTTAATATTCGGATCAGCCCCGCGTTTTAACAACAATCCTATGAGTTTTAAATTAGTTGGATGCTTATAAATCGCAGCCATCAATGGTGTAAATCCCCGCCATACGTAATTTAAATCAGTATTTCCACTCCTGATCAATAATTGTACATTATGATTATTAAATTCTTCTTTTAGTAATTCATCTACAAGTTCCCTTTCAAGGAAATCTCCTTTTTTCTTGTTAAGTTCTTCATTTGTGACTTTGTCAATTATTGGACCTACCGCGGCTTGTACTCTTTTGCTCGTTAATGCCAAATTTAAACGATCAGATTGTGACACATTAGGATTTTGGGCGATTTTAGCCCAAATTTCGGGCGGAAAGTCCATATAGGCAGAATAATCTACCATATACGTATTAATAATAATTTCTGATAAATCATTAACATCATAAACGCCGAAATATTCAAACATAATATTGCGGTCATCTTTCGATAATTTATTTAATTGGTTTACAAATGATTTGTTCATTATTATAACCCAATTTTGTTATTGTGGTCGTTAAATTACTATATTTGTATGTTAAATAACATATAAATACATTTGGGATGGATTTTATTTGGGTGTATGTTTTGGTACAGAAGGAAACAAATCCAGAATATTGCGCTCGAGTGATGTTTTTGTGTGTGGATCTGCTGTTGCGCTCATAACATTTGCAGATTTTTTAATTTGGGTTGATGCTATACCTGCTGCATGTTTACGAATACGCCCCGCCGCATTTCTAACCGCATTTGCACGATTCTTGGCGAAATTTGCCTTTGATGGGGCCACAACCGCAGTTCTGTCATAAAAATCACCACAATCGTTACACGCGGTTGTCAATTTATTCAAATCCGGGATGTCTTTGACGCGTTTATACCGATATTTAAACGCATTTTCGTTTTTTATATAGTTTTCACATAAATTACAATCTGCGGCAGACCCGCCGGCCATTTGTGCAGAAACTTTACGGTTGCGGTTTCCTGCAAACCAGCAATATGCTACAAAAATAACGCCCATTACAATCATTATTTTGCCGATACGAGCCATGGTTTTGCGGTGTGTATATTCTGAAGCCGGTAATTCACTGTTTACATCGTATAATCTAACAATATCAACGGGACCATATGTAGATTCAACTGCAACGATTTTATCAGATTCGCTCGAATTAGTTGTTGTTCCCCAGCAATACCACAAAAGCGCACCTATTATTATTGCAATAACACCAAGTTGCCATCCATGTTTCATTATAATTCACCAACAAAAATCACTCACGTATGCGCCGTGAATCACGCTTGAGGAGTATGCGATGTTCGCTTCGCC